ACTTTTGCTGGTGTATTAAACGGTAGATTTAAAGTGTACATTGATCCATACAGTGCAAACAACACTGCTAATCAATACTTCGTTGTAGGTTACAAAGGTACTTCACCTTATGACGCTGGTATGTTCTATTGTCCATATGTTCCACTACAAATGGTGAGAGCAGTTGGTCAAGATACTTTCCAACCGAAAATCGGTTTCAAAACTAGATACGGCTTAATAGCAAACCCATTTGCTGAATCAGGTGTATCTGACGCTGCTGTAATTAACGGTGCTGGTAATAAAAATGCCAACAGATATTACAGACGTGTTAAAGTATCAAACTTAATGTAATAATTGAGTTTGTCTTTACCGACAAAATTAAAAGGGCGGCCGTAAAAAGTCGCCCTTTTTTTATGCAGGAGACCTAAATAATATTATGGAGAACGAAGATGGATTACAGATTCACAGCAATACTAATTGTATTATTATGCCTAATGGCCGTCTTTTTAGAACCAGGTTATGTTCCTAGGTAACTTATAAATACAATTATGAAGAACATTTTAGTACAATATCTTTGGATATTTTCAATTACTGCTGGGCTTTTAGTGACATTTTTATTATTACCTGAAAAGAAAAATAGATTAGAGTTTATTGAAGAAGAAATCAAAAAAGTACAAGAACATAAGAAGATACTTACTGAAAAAGAAAAAGAATTAGAAAAACTTGCTACAGAAAAAGAGTGGGAAGAAGTAGATAAATCAACAGATAAATAGTAATATGACTACTAACAATACAATGAGCCGACAACCAACGGCACAAGATTATGCCTCACCTACACAGTTTAGGTTTAATATACTTAAATTACCTAAAGTAGAATATTTTTGTACGGCAGTTAATGTACCAGGCATATCATTAGGTGATACAAAAACACAAGCGACTACATTTAAAGATTTGCCTATACCTGGCGATAAGTTGTCTTACGAACCATTATTAATGACTTTTTTAGTAGATGAAAATTTAGAAAACTTCCAAGAGATACATGGTTGGCTTGTTGGTTTAGGTTTTCCTAGAGATCATGCTGAATTTAGAAACTTATTATCCTCAGGTAATGATAGATTTCCAACTGGTAATAGCTCTGTAAGCACAGAACCAGGTAAAGTAAAATATGGAGCACCCAACACAGGAGCTTCTTTTTCAGACGCTACACTAACAGTATTAACTAGTAAAAACAACCCACAATTAGAAATAAGATTTAGAAACTTGTTTCCAACTTCACTTACAGGATTACAATACGATCAACAACAAGCTGATGTCAATTACTTGACGGCAACAGTTACATTTAGTTATGACATATATGATTTTGCCACGGTAGGATCATCTACGTCAAGTGTTACGACCTCTTAAACTTGATTTTTTAAGAGTTTTGTGATATAATGGAGATATTATGAACTTAGAAGAACTACAAAATCTAGCTGATAAAAAGCTAAAAATAAATGATACAGAGTTAGACCTAGAGTCACTCAAAACACCTCAATTACACAACGAGTTTTTAAAACACTTAACTACATTTAAACTTATGTTAAGTCGTGCTGAAACAGAATATAATATCTTAAAAAAAGATAAGTGGGAGTATTATACAGGAAAGGCTGACGCCTCTGTATATGCTGAGAAACCGTTTGACTTAAAGATATTAAGAACAGATATAGACAAATATCTGGATGCCGATATTGATTTACAAAAGGCAAAACAAAAGGTTGACTATTTGGAAACTACGGTAGATTTCTTAGATAGAACAATTAGACAAATATCAAATAGAGGATTCACTATTAAGAACGCTATTGACTGGCGAAAGTTTACATCTGGAGCCATATAAATAATTTTAGTGAAATTATAATATGCAAACTACGAATAAATACATGTACTATAAAGACGTTATTCCTGAAAAGAAGTGTAAGGAAATTATATCTTATGGTCTTTCTAAAATGACAGTGGACGAGTCAAGAGGCATATCTAAAAATGCTTCTACCTTTGATGGTAAAGAAAAAGGTGGTGTATCTTTAAAAGGCAAAAAAACATCTAAAACTATTCGTGTAGGTGGTGCCAATAAAGAAACTTTAAAAAAACAAGGTATAGATGTAAGTAAAGCATACGTAAGAGATAGTCATATTTCTTGGCTAAGTGATAAATGGTTGTATGATTTGTTTCATCCTTATGTACACCACGCTAATATTAATTCAGGCTGGAATTGGCAGTGGGACTTTTCAGAGGCCTTTCAATTTACTGTTTATCACGGACATCCAAAACAAGGTCAATTTTATGGTTGGCATGCTGATGGTCAATCTGATAGGCAAGGTGCTTATAAACCAGCCATCAATGTAGGTACAGATGAGAAAAAAGATTGGAGAAAAGCTGAAAGAGATGATAAAGGTGAAATAAAAAGAGATGGTAAGGGTAACCCTATACCATCAAAAGAGAAAGTACCTATGAAACCTGGAGGAAAACTATTGGCACCAGGATATACAGAAAATCATAACTATTGGGATAAAGTAAGAAAATTAAGTATGACAGTTAATCTAACTGATCCTAAAAACTATGCTGGTGGTAATTTAAAGTTTGACTTTGGACATCATAATCAAAAAAGATTTCATGTATGCCACGAAATTAGACCAAGAGGGTCAATAATAATATTCCCTTCTTACACACATCATTGTGTAACACCGGTAACTAGAGGAACTAGATACTCGTTAGTATTATGGAGTTTAGGAAAACCATGGAAATAAAAAAGACGGCACAATTCTACGAAAAAAATAGATACGTTTTAATTAAAAAATTTATATCAAAAGAACAAGCTCATTATTTGTATAATTACGGAGTATTAAGAGCGAACAGAGCTGCTACTATGGCAAAATCTAAATGGCCAGGCTATAGACCTGATATTGATGGTACATTTACAGATCAACAAGTGCCAGGTACATATTCATGTTATGCTGATCCAGCTATGGAAACTTTACTATTACAAGGCTTAGATGGTATGAGAAAAATTACAGGTCTTAATTTGGCACCAACATATTCTTATTGGAGATTATATAAAAATGGTGATGTTTTAAAAAGACATAAAGATAGACCAAGTTGTGAAGTATCTACAACACTTTGTTTAGGTTACAATAATGAAAACTTAAAAGATAAAAAGAAACATTGGCAATTATATAACTGGCCAATGTGGGTAGATAAGACAGGTGGTAAAGGCAATAAAGGTACTCCTATTCACATGGAACCTGGTGATATGATTGTTTATAGAGGTTGTGAAATAGAACATTGGCGAGAACCTTTTATAGGACAAAATCATGCTCAAGTATTTTTACATTATAATAATATAGATGGCCCTTACGGAACAAATTGTGTATATGATGGTAGACATCATTTAGGTTTGCCTTCTGATTTTAAAGACCCTAAAAAAGAAGCAGCTATGAGAAAAGCAGACGCTGAACTTCACAAAAGTAAACAACCTAAGTAGTTAAATATTATGACTACAACCCGATATATAATCATTGATAAACCTGACGAAGTATATTTAAAGATAGAAGCTGACGCTGATATTAGACGAGAACTTGGCGAATACTTTACATTTGAAGTACCTGGTTTTAAGTTTATGCCTCAATATCGTAATAGAGTTTGGGATGGTAAGATTCGATTGTTTAGTTATGCCAATGGTAAAATATATGCCGGTCTTTATCCTTACATATTAAAATGGTGTGAAGACAATAATGTTCAGGTTGTTGACGGTACAAAGATTAAAGAAACAAAAGTTGATGAAAAACATATAGACAATTTTATAAAAGCACTAAAGATACCTAATATAGAAGTTAGAGATTATCAAAGAGAGGCCTTTGTACACTCTATTAAAACTGATAGATGTTTGTTATTATCGCCAACTGCCTCTGGTAAATCTTTAATTATCTATCTAATGTTAATATTTAATCTACTAAGACTTAAAGAATCCAAACAAAACAAGATACTAATTATCGTACCTACAACGTCACTAGTAGAACAATTATTTAAAGACTTTAAGGATTATGGTTACAATAGTGAAAGAAACGTACATAAAATCTATCAAGGACACGAAAAAGAAACAAACAAAAGAGTAATAATTACTACTTGGCAGTCAGTATATAACTTGCCAAAAACATGGTTTAAAGACTTTGGGATGGTCATAGGTGACGAAGCCCACCTATTTAAGGCAGTTTCACTCACAAAAATTATGACTAAACTGCTAAAATGTAAATATAGAATAGGTCTTACTGGTACTTTAGATGGTACTAAAACACACAAGTTAGTATTAGAAGGACTGTTTGGTACAGTCAATAAGGTGGTATCAACAAGTGAGTTACAAGAAAGTGGTAAGTTGGCAGCCTTAAAAATTATATGTTTAATATTAAAACATGACAAGAATGCCAGTCATATGTTAAAAGATAAAACTTATCAGGAAGAAATGGATTATTTGGTGTCAAATGAAAAACGTAATAAATACATACGAAACTTGACCTTATCTTTACAAGGTAATACTTTGTGTCTATTCCAATATGTTGAAAAACATGGCAAGATATTAAAAGAACTAATTGAAGAAAAGGCCGATAATCACAACATTTTTTATGTTCATGGAGGAGTAGAAGCTGATGAAAGAGAAAAGATTAGAGCCATCACAGAGAAGTCTGATAACGCAATTATTATCGCTAGTTACGGTACGTTCTCTACTGGTATCAATATCCGTAATTTACACAATATTGTTTTTAGTAGCCCTAGTAAATCTCGTATAAGAAATTTACAATCAATAGGTAGAGGACTAAGATTGAAAGATAATAATGGTTCTGCCACATTATACGATATTTCAGATGATTTAACCTATAATGATAAAGAGAATTATACTCTGGCTCATTTTAGAGAACGGATAAATATTTACAGTGATGAAAACTTTGAATACGAAATCCATAATGTGGAGTTAAAGTAATGCAACAAGTAAAAGTTATTAAACTAGACAACGGCGATGATATAGTCTGTGCCTTTCCTAAAGATCAATTAGCTGAAAAAACCGGTCTAATTAGATTAGTTAAACCTCTATTAATTAAATATGTGCCTCAATTAACACCACAAGGTTTTAAAGATTATGTGGCCTTAATTAAGTGGGCGGCTTATACCAATGATGAGATTATAACTATACCAATAAAAAAGATAATGACTATTACAAACGCCTCTTCCGAGATGATTAAATCATTTGAACATATGAGTAATGAATATCAAAAGCTAGAAACTCCTAAAAGAGAAAACAACTATAAAAAGACAATGTTCTCTAAACAAGAGAATGATAAAATCAATGAGATATTTAATGAATTTGATGATGACTTTAATGATGGTAATAATGGGCCAGGTACTATCCACTAGCTGGAGTATCCTCAACTCAAATCGCTACACGCTCCATTATAGGTATTTTTAAGGAAAAGTCAATGCTGATTTGATGACCTTAAAACATTGACAAATAAATCAATATGTAGTATATTAATATTATGACAAAAACAAAAAAGAAAAGCGAACACTACGTTAACAATGCCGAGTTTTTAGAAGCCATGAAAGGTTATAGAAAGGCAGTTAACAAAGCAAAAAAAGAAAAACGAGAAAAACCACCAGTGACAGATTATATTGGTAGTTGTTTCTTAAAGATAGCGAATCACCTATCTTACAGACCTAATTTTATCAATTATACATTTAGAGATGATATGATCTCAGATGGTATAGAAAACTGT